ACGCGGCTTTGAACTCATTGATTTTGCCGAACAGATCATACAAGGCGGCTTTATGCCGTGGCAAAAGTTTTTGGCCGAGCATTCACTCAAGGTGAAACCCGATGGCCGCTACCATCACCCAATTTCAGTTGCGACTGTTGCAAGGCAAAATGGCAAAAGTACCTACATGATGGCTCGCATCCTTATGGGCTTGTTCCATTGGCGCGAGAGCTTGCAAGTCTCCACAGCTCACCGGCTGGTGACATCGCTCGAGCAATTTCGGGCAATCGTGCAGATTATTGAAAGCAATGACGATTTGGCAAAACGGGTCAAGCGCATCAGGTGGCAACATGGAGCCGAAGAAATTGAAACGCTGGAAGGATCGCGTTTTATCATCAAAGCTGGTGGGTCAGCTGCCCGTGGATTGAGCAAACCCGAATCAATCCACATGGATGAAATCCGAGAGCTGCACGACATGGAGACATTTGCTGCAATGCGATACACATTAATGGCTGCCAAAAATCCACAGGTCAATTGCTTTTCCACGGCCGGTGATTCGCACAGCATTGTGCTTAATCAGCTGAGAGAGCGTGGGTTGGCGGCAGCTAGTGGGGCCAGCGATGATGTGGGATATTTTGAGTGGTCAGCTCCTACTGATGAAATTTCATTAGAAAATGCAGCTTTTGCCAATCCCGGCCTCAACATAACAATTCATCCCGACAATATCAGAGCCGTTTTCAATGATCCTGCCGATGTTGTGCAAACCGAAGTTTTGAATCGTTGGGTGCAAACAATCTCAAGCGTTATTGGGGCCAAAGAATGGCAAGCTTGCGGCGATGAAACAATTGACCTTGACATTGACAAGCTGACATGGATGGCGATTGATATTTCACCGGATCGTAGAAATGCAGCTTTAGTGGGAGCCCAAAAGCTTGGATCAGAGAGCTTTGTGATAAAGCTGCTCCACACATGGGAAAACACGATACAGCTTGATGATCGGGCAATTGCAAACGATGCAGCGGCTTATTGCCGCAAATATCCCATTGAGTATTTGCTTTACTCACGCCGAACCACCGGGGCCATTGCGGCGCGTATGGTTCCAGCTGGTATTCCAATCCACGACATGGATTCGGCTTACCCGCAAGCATGTGATGAATTGTTGGGCGCAATCAATTCTGGCCGCTTGAAACATCGAAACCAATCAACGCTGACAGAGCAAATGCTTTCAGCTGTGCGATTGCGTAAAGGCGATGGCGGTTGGGTTATTGGAAGGCGTGCCAGCGGCACGGCCGTGGCCGCCGCTGTGGCCGCAGCATTATGCACGCACTTCGCGACACGCCCAGAAACAGAAATAGACATTTTAGTGGGTTGATGCTTGACATTTTGAGAAAATGGGTGCATGGGATTATTTGACCGCAAACGCACCATTGAAACAATCGCGCCATCGCGCGGTGCTGATGTTGCTGCACAAATTGGGCCAGCTCCAACACTCGATGCGTTTTATCCATTTGGTGGGGCTGATTATCTTGCAAGCCGTGAAGAAGCAATGAGTGTGCCAGCAATTGCACGCGCACGAAATATGATTTGCAATTCAATTGCCACCATTCCATTGATTACACGCGATAGAGACACAGGACAAATTATTGACCAACCAATTGTGATTGATGAACCGGATCGCAGAGTGCCGGGATCGGTTTCATGGGTATGGGCGTGCGAGGATTTACTTTTCACGGGATTTAGTTATTTTCAGGTTCAATCTCTTTTTGCCGACACATTTAGAGTGCGCGAAATGTGGAGAGTTTCACCAAACCGCGTTGGCACTTTTCTTAATGATACTGGCACAGAGATTCTTTATTACACAGTTGATGGCAAACAAGTGCCTGAAAGAGGCGTTGGCAGTTTAATTGTGTTCTACGGCAACGATGAAGGCCTCCTCAACAGAGCCGGCCGAACTATCCGGGCCGGTGCGGAACTCGAGCGTGCGGCGGCAATGTATGCACGCGAACCTGTGCCATCAATGGTTTTAAAATCAAATGGCACAGCGTTGCCAGCTGACCGAATTGCAAAATTGCTTGATGCTTGGGGAGCAGCGAGAAGAAACCGCGGAACGGCATTTCTCAATGCGGACATCACAATGGAAACTGTTGGCTTTACACCAGAGCAAATTGGCCTTAATGCTGCACGCGAAATAATTGCAACAGAATTGGCCAGAGCCGTTGGTATTCCGGCCTACTTTATTGACGCGCCGACTGGATCATCCATGACATATCAAAACGCCCAAACGGCGCGCCAAACTTTGCTTGATTTCTCACTTTTGCCGCTGATGAACAGCATTACCAGCAGGCTCTCAATGCCAGATTTTACGCCATCAACACAGCGCGTTGAATTTGATTTGAAGGCGTACTTGCGCGGATCAGAAAAAGAGCGCGCAGAGATTTACAAGATTTTATTTGACATCGGAGCAATCACTACCGATGAAATTAGACAGATGGAGGATATGATCTCATGAAACTAACAACACCCATGCAAATCACGGCAGCCGATTCTGATTCTCGAACAATCACCGGCCGCATTGTTGCATTTAATGAGCAAGCAAATGCCAGCACAGGCAAAGTCACTTTTGCTCGCGGATCAATAGTGCCACAAGATGTATTTCTTAATCTTGAGCATGACAACACACGCAGAATTGGAAAGAGCATTGCCATGAGTGTTAATGATAAAGAAATGACTGCCACATTTAAGATTGCAAACACAACAGCTGGAACCGATGCATTGGTCGAGGCCATGGATGGCTTGCGCGATGGATTTAGCATCGAACTGGCGGTTGATAATTATGAAATGCAAAAGGATGGCACAATGAAAGTGCTGAATGGCCAACTCAAAGGCGTTGCATTGGTTACTGAACCGGCTGTGCGATCAGCACGCGTTTCAGAAGTAGCAGCATCAGAAGATTCTGAAACTCAAGAAGTATCAGATAACACAAACCCAAATGAAGGAGACAAAGTGGATAACACTACCGAAAACACCGCTCCTGCCGTTGAACCGGTAGAGGCTCCAGCTGAGGCTGTGCAGGCATCGTCACGACCTGCCTATAGCACCACGATCACCAATCACAAGCAAGGTTTCTTATCTTGAGCATTATCTAAAGGCAACAATTCTGCACGATGAGGATTCACGCCAATACATCAAGGCCGCCGATAATACGACTGGCACAGCTCCCGGCATGGTGCCAACGCCTCAAAGCACACAGGTTGTCAATGCATTGGCTAACGCTGATCGCGGAATGATTGATGCGCTATCCAGAGAGACATTAGTGGGCGAAGGAATGACATTTGAAATTCCACGCGTTACAGCTGTTCCTACTGTGGCAAATGTTGCAGAAAATGCAGCTGTTACAGAATCATCACTATCAGCAACATTTTTGAGCGTACCCGTACAATCCTTCAAAGGCCGTGCGATTTCCACAGTAGAGCTCATCGATCGCAGCCGACCAGAATATCTAACAGCTCTTTTGCAGAATCTTGAATTTGCTTATGCAAAAGTAACTGATGAATTTGCCGTTGGCACAATTGCTGGTGCAGGTCAGCAAACTGGTGTGAATGCAAACTCATCAACAGGATTCTTGGCTTACACATCTCAAGCTGCTGGTGCTGTTTATTCATCATCACTTGGATTTGCTCGTAACATCGTTGTGAGTCCGGGACAATGGACGAACATTATGGGCTACAACGACAATGGCACACCGCTATACAATGCGGCGCAACCTAGCAATCAAGCCGGAAATGTGAGAGGCGATTCATTGCGCGGTGTAGTTTCACCGGGTCTTAATCTTTTTGTTTCACGATCCATTGGCAACGCTGGCCCAACAACATCAACCGGAGATTTCTCAATGGTCGTTGTCAATCCAGATGCTTGGACATGGTATGAGTCACCACGCTTTACATTGCGCACAGCAATTCAAAGCGATGGAACTATTGACATTCTTTACTACGGCTATGCAGCAATTGCTCCAAAGATTCCATTTGGCGCATGCTGGAACCAGACCTGAGCCGACTAACAAATCACTATCGGTAGCGGTCGCTCCCGAACGCTACTGACACGAAAGGAACCGAGATGCCAGCAATAGTCACAGCCGCACAGCTGAGGTCAATTCTTGGTGTCTCGGTTTCTTTATATTCTGACGCACAGCTTGATTCATTTATTGACTCAGCTGAGCAAACAATTTTGCCTTTACTTACGCAATACCAATCATCGGTGACATTTGCCAATGTAAGTGATTCCGTCATTTATTTCACCACAATGCGGCCAAATTACTTTGTGCCGGGGCAATCTGTTGTTGTAACCGGGGCCGGA